CATTCTGTACACCAAAGTAACCTGTCTGGGCAATATCCCAAGCATGCTCTTGAAGCTTTGTACCCCATACACGCTTCCATTCGGAAGGTTCGTATTTAAGTACAGTAGCTTGAGCACGATTACTCATCATCATTGTAGTTTTGAAGATTTGGGTAAACCCAAACTCAGTTGACCAGGGTTGGTCTTTCCAACTTTCCCCATAGCCAGATAGTTCATGATATGAACTGCCAACTGGATAACAGCGCAAAGGCTCTAATTCAGTCGGAGTTGATCCATGTTGACTACCTGTCACCCATGCGTTAGTTAGATATGAAGCAACTGCGAGGTTTGTTACAGTACTCATGGTCTTAACAACCTGACATGCTAAAAATGCATGTTGATTGCCAGCGTCATACCGTGGTGAGTACATTACTTTTGCAAGTATGTAGTCATTAGTACCGCTATCACCAGCAGCTTCTTTCATATTGATCTTTACGATCTGATCTTTTAAGAAAGACCGAGGTGCAGTATCGTTATCACCTATAGCTATAGGATCTGCCGAATACTGCTTGGCATTGCCAAATGCATTACGCCTATTACCTGAATACACGTAATCACCACCAACTTTAAGAACCATCCAAGATCCAGCATCACAAGCAGCAGCATTACTAAATACGCCAGTAGCAGTACCAACATCATCAGTGATTGAGAGGCTTAAAGCATCCCATTCAGCTTGTGTGTCGATATCGGTATCTGCTTTCTCATCAATCGCTACAATATAACCGTAACGATGCTGAGGTCCGCAAGCACGCTGTGTTGTGAACTTGAACTTAGGATCATCCGTTGCGACCTTTCCACCCTTTATCCTGTTAAGGAGATGGAGGAAAGGGTCACGTTTAGCCGATAGTGTTGTGAAAGTATTACCGAAGTTATACTTTCTCCGAAGATCACCAGTATTAAGAGCCGAAGCAACCGCATTTTTATCTGCATCTGTTACATTCAGATCCGTCTCTGGATGATCAACAGTCCAAGGCGTATCGTTATACGCTTGGTTTATGTTACTATAATCATCAGCCATGATGTCTATTCCTTATTTTATGTTCAGAATAGACGAATAGAAATTTTTACAATCTACGCCCTTATAGAGGGCAGTGCCTATCCGAACAGGTTATCGTTTTCTAACTCTTCACCAAACAGTGAAGCAAATAACTGATCATCACTTGATACAGTACCATCTGCTTGACTATTGGCTCCAGATGCGGATGTAGGCATGCCTTGTGCATTCTTCATTTGACCAAGCATATCCTTCTTAACTGCATTAGCTACAGCTTTATCACGGACAGGCATGGTTTTGAGTGCATAAATATGATCCAAGGTTAAAGGGTTGTTTTTTGCAAAAGCCATAAGCTCACTCATTGCATCATCAGAAAGCTTATTTTTCTTTTGGAATTCAATAGCAGCTTGTCTCTGCGAAGTACGTTGTTGTACTTCTTGAGCTTTACCTTTCTCAACTTCCAAGATTTGCCCAACTCTTTGCTTAACCATATTATCTACGGATGCATTAAATACTTTGGCAGAATCTGAACTTTGATCTGTCACTGCTTCATGACCATCAAATACAAAATCTTCCTTTAGATTTAATGCTTCCTGCACTGTCTTTGGAGGAGCACCTCCACCCTGAAGATAGCTTCTTACATGATCTACCAAACCGCTATCATCTTTCATTGCATCGAGAACAGGCAAAAATGGTTCAACTTCCTTCAGTCTATTATAGTTGGCTTGGCCAGCTCGACTGGAATCAGCATATCGCTTTTCTAGTTGATCCGCTTTTGTCTTATAGGGATTGTTCTCACTTTCCCAGTTACTCTGCTTCTTGGAGCCAACCTGTTTTGTTTGGCGAGTTACCTGTGTCGGAGTCGCACTTTCTGGTTGGGTTACCTCTTGAGTATTATTTACTTGTTTATCCAGCTTATCAAAAAAATCATCACTAGAGTCGAATGGCGTTGCGTCATTCAAGTTACTAGCGGAATTGTCTGTTGACATGTTATTGTCTCCTTATTTGACTGTTATCGTAGTTTTTGGGTCATGACATTAAGAGATGCAAGAACTATTTAGCTTTTTCTTTAGGTTTTGCATTATCCTTTGCAACCCTACCAGCTTCAGCTAAATCAGCTTCTAGCCCACGTACTGCATCTTTTACATTCATGTCCATTTGTTGATTTCTAGCCTGAGATTGTTGAATCTCAGCCTGAGCTTGTGTTTGTGTGTCATTTTTACGCTGTTTGCGTAATGTTTTCTGCTCTGATTCTGTTTCCAAGGTAGACTTCTTCACAGAAGTGATTTGATCATGCTTTGCTTTTTCAACTTCCATTTCAGCTTGCATAACCTTCATTTTAATTCCAGCTTGTACTAACTGCCGTTCAAGTGTTTCGATAGTACCTTCTCCATCTTTTATACTCTCTTCCATTTGACCTATCTGTCCCTGCATTTGAGCATATAAACTCTTACGCTGAGCAATTTTATCTTTGTTCTTAATGTCAGTTTCTGCAAGAACTGCTATATCATCTACCACGCCTGCTTGCATTAATTCTTTTAACTCTTCAAGATATGCCCATCTATTAACAGGCAATGTAGAACCAGAAACCACTCTTATATCAAATTTAGCAGCAGAATAATCCTTCCATTTTCCGACAGCTTCTCCCATATCATTATATAAAGGAATATTAATCTGAATTTCTCTATCTTCCTGTATAGCTGATGGTTGAATAATGCGAAAGACTTTGTGTGCTGTATATAAAGCTTGACTATATTGCATTAATGCTCTCCCAAGTTGTCTCAATGCAGGCTCTATGCAATGACTCATCCATTGCTTTACGCGCCTGGTTCCGTATTCGTCCATAGCTAGCATGCCACGATATGTTTCATGCTGCTGATTTGTATCTCCCTGCATAGCTCCATATATACCTGCTAAATATTCCATATCCCCTTTGCCTTCTTGTACTATTCCATAAAAAGCATTTGATAAAGGCATAGGTTGAACTGGAACAGGATTTTCAAAGCCAGGCTTCTTAGGAAGCAGTGCACCAGGAGCGGAGGAGTAGTCTTCCCAGTACTTGGTGTTTATTGAACCTTCTTCATATAACCACCTCAGACTGCTTCCAAGTGAAGCATTATGTACCATTAATTGATGAGATTTATTTATCTCTTGCTGCTTACCTACCAGGGGAGCAACAGCACTAATTGGGAATGGAGTACCTGTCCATTTAAAGTGAAATGGAACTACAGGATATTCAGTGATATTTTCTGCTAGAGTATACTCATATAGAATTACATCACCTGCCACACAAGTTTGTTTCATTCTATTACCAAAAAATTTAACTTGCTCTGTTACCATTTTAGCAAACTCCTTATTTTTTATAAGGATCTTAAATTCTTTTTCTGTAATAATCTGATTTTCAATTTTCTGAGTAGCTGCCTGAACACTGCTTTGGATTTCTTGTTTTTTTGCTTCTATCTGGTTTTTAGCCATATCCTGAGCTTTTTGCATTTCCAATTCAGCCCTTTCCTCCAACATTTCTCCAGCTTGAACAGCTTGCTGCATTTCTTGTGCTTGCTCTTGCATAGAAACTTTTATCTCCTGAGTAAAGAACTTCATCTGCTCTTCTACTTGTTTCTTTATATCAGCCATTTCCTCTTTATCTGGTGGAACCCTATAAAATACATTAATATATGCAACGCGTACTTTCTCCCAGACTTCAAATAGTTCAACCATATCATCCTGTTCGCCTTCTGATGTAATGGCATCTACAACATCTTGATATATAAAGTCCTTCTGTTCGGCATCTTGAGCTCTTTCTGAGTAATCGAAATCAACACCAGTAAACTTTGCTGCTTTCTCAATTTTCCTTCCTTGGTCTGGATATAATTTTTGTAGATGTGACTTAGGGAGGATCTTTCTTATTACAATAAATGCTGCATCACGGAACAACAGATCGCGACTCTTTGGGTCTACATATAAATCAAAGGGTTCTGGTTGTTGAATTACAACTTCTCCCATGCCATTATCTTTATTCTTATCAATCGTAACAAGTAGATATCCAAGTCCTTTTGTTATGGAATCATTTATACAATTGGTATACAAAGAACTCCCATCAGATAAATTCCAAACATAATCAGACATATCTGAGAAGACAGCTGCAACATCTGAATCGGAGCCTTCGGCTCCCACTGCTTGCCATCTAGGCATATTTGCAGTAGCATAGAAATTTAACATTTCCACTACAGGTGCAATACGATTAATTGTAAAGGTAGGCATTCCTTGACCTTCTAATGCCTGTTTTTCCGTAGCAGTTAATTGGTTATCATTGGAGAAATCAAACCCCCTTTGATTAATTTTCTGCCACTGTGTCCTCTGGACATTGTTCGCCCTTGTAAATAGGGTTCTTATTTGTTCTGCTTTTGTCTTCTTTGATTTTCTTGCCATTGCATTCCTTTATTGGTTGATGTTTGTGATCCACATCACATATTGCTGGACAGCTGTAACTCGCCTGCGGACACTCATCAGTAATATAATCTCCATACCTACTAAGCCCCAGAATTGCTAATCCGAATAATATGTTTAATAACTGTGTAATTCATATGACTCATGCAGTTATCCATGGTCTTGGTTTTGGTGAACTGGTTGCATATCTTCCACTTTCATCCTTCACTATATCTTCTATAGGATATGCAAACTTGCAAGCGTACGCTAAAGCGTCTATTGTATCATCATGGGCCATCCTTGGTCCGAATGTGATGATCTCTCTTTGCAGGTCATATTGTGTTCTTTTAAGATGTATCTGACCTACTGAAAATCTTTGTGCCAGAATCTCTTGGATTCTATCCCTTTTACTCATACGAGTACCTGGCTTCTCTTCTTTAAATGCTATGCTGAAATCGTTCTTGCGCATCATCTCTGCACGTAAAGTTTGAAAAATTGGTTTTGACATACTGGTATCTTCTATAGTGAATAAAATTGGACGATATATTTTATTTAGCCTGAATATATGATCTACAATACCTTTTTTATCAGACCCTGGGATACCGAGCACAGGTATAGAGCGCCTCCTAAGATAATCAAGAACATATATGTTATTATCCGCATCACAACCAATGAGAACAACAACACTATAATCAGCGTCCCTCCGAATAGAGTCTGTGGCAGGGTCAACTCCTGCGAATACATTGACTGGTCTGACGTCTCCATTTGCTAATACCACACTTGATATGTTAGTTGCTTCATCATGTATAAATTGCCCCTCCCAATGTTTTATATGTTCTCTAGTAAAGATTGCATCTTCAGCGCTTTGAACTTCCATCATATATTCTTGATAGAACTTTGCAGGAGTTCCACTGTCTGCGTAGAACTTCTTCTTACGTGCCATTTCTTCCGCACCAAACCAATCAGGCCATAGGGGGGTGTCGTCTGGTAATATGGCTTTATATGTGATAACTTGCCAACTGAAGGACTCCTTCTCTTTGACTGATTGCTCCCATCCTACAAGGATCTTCTGTATAAAGCTATCATAGTGGACTGGAGTACCATTTATCCGCAGTCTACCAGTCTTAGGCTCCAGTGCTGGAAAGACTACTGCCGTTACCAGGTTCGATATCTTAGATCTAGACTCAGGAGTGATGGTATTATTTTCATCCTCGAAGTCATCTAGAACAATAAGATCATACCGCTTATGCAGTTTAGCACCCCCTCTGATGCCTGAAAGATTAGACTTAGATATAAGCTTACATCCATTCTTTAGCTCTATATCATCTTCAGTCCACTTCCTACCTTTTAAATCGCCAAAATAATATTTTACCTTGTCATTAAATTCTAGGTGGTATTTTATATAATCTAAATTTGGTACGGAGATTTTGGAGCTGGCAGCAACCCACCCATAAAAGAGTGGGTCTTTAGTAAAACAGAAGTCATGCATGATTGAACACTTGGTAAGAACCGTCTTACCATGACCTCTTGGTAGTATTACTGCTAGCTGTCGTTGCTCCAAATCATTCAAGGCGTCTGCTACTTCATAGTGAAAGAAGGGTGTTTCAGAACGCATAAAGTCATCTGGTAGAAATAATTTGCCAAATGCTATTAAATCATTCTTTGCCAATAGTAACGCTTGTTCTTCTTTTGATACATTATGTAGGTTAATATTCGCCATTATGAAAACTTTTGGGTCATAATGTGCGTAAATGCAACAATTAATTACATTTATTATGTTTTTTTATCAGGTAATTGGGGTCTTTCGACTACATCGAGTACGTTTTGGTCAAATCCTTTGAATACTGCACCCGATATTTGCGTAACACGTGTTTGATTTTTATCTTCTAGATCTAATATGTCCGCTAATTTAAACAATGCTTTTAATTTTATATCATCTTTAACAGATGTATCCGCGAGTCTTTTTATTTCTTCTAATGCATATTTATCACAGATACCTAATTCATCACATACTGGTTTTAACTCTTCTTTCATAGTACTCCTTATTCGTTCTGTTTTTATAAGCCTAGCAGATTGTTCTTTAGCATAATGCCGATTGTTTGTATCAAATGCTTGTAGGTATGCTTCTTCTGGTCCTATTCCACCTGCCATAAATTGGCAGAACAATATCTCTCTTTTAGTTGCTGTCTTCCGTTCAAATATGACACGTTCCGTGTCTTTCCCTGAAATGGTCCATACGTTTTCTCTTTTGCTGGTATCCATTTTTGTACGTGGTGTACACATGAATGTACCTGTACATGTTCCTACATATGACCTACTCTTCTGCTTACCCCTCCTAGTCTTCATATCTCCGCGTCTTAATATCTGAATAATGCATCCATCGTCTGCTTCTACCCACTCTCCTATCTGAGCACCTTTCCAATTCTTTGTTATATATGAACCTGGAACCTCTGGGTGTGTAGTCCTATATTCTTCCATGCTGTCATACACCTTATGGAATTGATCTGATATCTTGTATGTTCTCATTATTCTAGCAGGTCTTCATCTCTATAGTCTTCATAATCTGCTGTAGCTGCTGCTATCTCAGCAGGAGAAGACCCTGGGGCATCATCTATATACATCATAGCTATATGACGTTCAAATAGGTTCTGAAACTTAAAAAAGTCAAGCCCATTAGCTCCATCACATGGCATCCAGAATACTTGCCCACCACGAAATGCTACATTTCCTTCCAATCCTTCATGAATGACAGTAGAGTCAATATGTATATATGAATTGAATAATC